GCGTCTCTACTGCATCTCGTTGGACGAGAGCTTCCATAGTACCTTTAGTAACACGAAGCTCACAACGTGAACCGGCAGCGAAGGCAGCAGCAGTTGTACTTTCTTGTGCCCGAGTAATTGTTAGTGTATCAGATGTACGAGCAGTACACTTACAAATTTCAATGGTACTAGTACCATCAAATAATGTGACTAAAAACCAGTCACCTCCAGATGGAGAAGGAAATAATGCTCCTTGTTCAGACTGGAGAACAAGACTAGTATCGCCAGAAGCAATAGAAGTATTGAGATAACCAGTGGCATTATTAGCAAAAAGTTGGGTTGCCATTAGTTTCTCCTATTAGCCTACTGTAATTGTCCAAGTAATGGTTAATGAGTCTGAAGCACCTTTATTGATTACAGCATAAGTTGTACGGGCAAGCATAGTCCCAGCAGAAGCAGCATTAAATAGACCAGCCTCAACCAAAGCACCAGTGCCTGTACCTGCTGGAAATGAGGCAACATAAGCAACTGTATTTGTGTTTACAGTTGTAGATGTTAGTGCAACACGAGCTAATTCAGTGTTTAGTGTTGTATCTCCTGCTGCTGGGGAGGTGTTATTTGTACCAACAGCCATATGGCTCATTACAGTAGCCGTGGCATCCTTCATACGAGAAGCAATGAAGTTCTTACCTGTAGTAACTACTAGATTAGGGAAGGCACGAGTATCTTTGACATTACCATGAGCATCACGAAGAACAACCTCTAAGTTGCCAGTAACATTAATTTGTTCAGTAATCATTTTTGAAAGTCCTTGATATTAGTTTAGTTTAACGCTTGGTTATTTACAGAAGAGCCGTTAATAGCTGTCGAGCTTATAATAGTGCTTGTAAGTAAATCAGAAAAAATAATAGTATCTGCTATAGAAGTATTGACACCCATACTTAAAGTATCAGTAATTAATGCAGAATCACTTAACTGCCTTTCGAGTAGATATTGTAGTACATCAGTAGTAGTTGCAGTATCAGCTAATACCTTAGCAACTAGAGTAGTTAGTCCATCAGCTACAGTTGTATTATCTGACAGTGCCTTATCTATTGCAATCGTAATAGCATCACTTGGTGATGTAGAGTCTGCTAGATCTAGCATACTTACTAGAAGGAAGTCCAATACCTCAGATAATGCTATGGGATCATCTAAACCTCGACCATAATCATAAGAGGTGATTCCATCACTGAATGTTATTGAATCGGTGAACTCTCGAATGTACGCTACTACTCTTTCAAGCTTCTCTTCAATCTGATAAACTTGATCGGTATAACTCTCTGTAAAGTTTTGTGGTACAAATGTGTCCGGTGGTACTGGTCTTGTAAAGGGAACAGAGATCTTATCTTGTCTAGCCCTGATAAAATCTAGTGGCTGCCTCTGTTCATAATCATCTTTACAAACAATGAAACCATCCCAGCGTTGTTTAGCTTCAGAAGCTTTGATCTTCTTGCTGCAAACATCGCAGACTACATTCCAATCTCCGCTTACATAATTCCAGTTTTTAGACACATTATTTACCCTCCAAAGTAAACAATGTATTCAGCACCAGTGCCAGTTACATCTGCGAAGATACCCTCTTCAGTAATAACAGGGTTTTCAAAAATGACATGCTGAATTACACTGCCAGTAGCAATCTTAACCTTAGCTAAAACTGTTCCAGAAGCAGAGGAGGCATTATCATAAATAATTACATTAGCAGCATTAACTCCATCAGCCAATAATGTAATTGCATTAATTCGGTTGCGACCAGTAGCAATAGCTGTATCTGTCGTCTTTAATCCGCTTGAACGGGAAGAAGCCATATCATACACTCCTGTATATTCGATATAATAAAAAGAGGGAGTAAGAATTACCCTACTCCCTCTACGGGATAACTGTTACAGGGTTTCGCCTGGACCAGCTACATAATACTCAACTTTGACAACCCAAGGGCCACCAGCAGTTGAAGCCGTACCAGCCTCAGTATATTTACCATACACTGAAACATCAGCAGTTAGTTTGCTTGCCATTGCAGAACCTACAGCGGCAGCACCAGCCGGATTATATCCCTCACCAGTTGCAGCAGTCTTAACATCATAACTAGCCATATACTCATTAGCAGAGGTTGTTGAACCAATACTAATTACAGCAGATGTACCAGCATCTGAAGCTGCAGCACCAATAACGTAAATACCAGCAATCAACGCATCTTTTGGAAGACCAAATAAAATAGTTGCTGTGGTGGTAGTACGGTTAATGGTGCCCATCTTGGTGAGGAGACTCCGGGCTTTAGGTGTTAATGTATTTGCCATATCAGAGTCTCCAGTTAGTTAAACGCCCATTGAGCCGTAGATACAACGTGGGTCAGTCCAGCCGAAAGAGTAACGAGCAGTGGCCTTGAACTTAGCGTTCTCGGTATCAAAGTCATTATCCATTTCGAATTGGTCGCCACGACGCTCGAAATACTTCAGACCATCTGGAGTATCATTAACGATAAACCAAGCATCGGAATCGGTGAGGAAGTGGTTGACCACAACTTCAGGGATGATGCCCATAGTCTTAATAGCGTTTAGATCATTTAGATCGGTACCTACGCGGCCATCTGTACCAAGAATACGCTTGGCTTCAAATTGACCAGCAGGAGCAATGATTAGCTTCTTAGGTTTGACAGCGATCAATAGACCACGATCATCTCGGAAAGCAGCAATATCAATAGCAGCTTGCTCAATTGCAGCTTCGCTTAGGTCAGCAGCAGTGGTTGGCATATTAGACCAAGTACCACCAGAGACGTTTGCGTGAGTTGCAGATAGTAGGGTAGAACCATCGCCACCTGTATAACCAGAAGTGGTAGCACGGTTGAATACGTTAGCAGCAATGATCTCCTTAGTTTGGCGCATAGAGCGAGCTAGGGCATTGGCCTTGCGCTTACCTACAACATCATACTGGGAATCTTCATAAACCTCACGGGTCATGATGAAGCCTAGAGCGTATACAACATGGTTATAACGAGTGGTGAAGCCTTGACGCTCAGAATCGTAAGTGATTGGAGCGCCTTCAGCCTTAGCTGCTGCTAGACCAAAAGAGCTTACACCTACATCTTCTTCGTATGCGCGGCTAGATTTATTATTCTCAAAACCGAGGGAAGTCCACTCGGTCTTGTAGTCGTTGTACGCTTTACCGTACCAAGCATTAACACCAGGCCATAGGGCCTTGGCAAAAGAGCTAGAAGTAATTACACCTGACATTATTATTCTCCTTTATTAGATACCAGTGGTACCAACAGAACCAAACTGATGGACGTTGAAGCCACAAAGCATCTTTGCGGAAGCACCAACTTCATTATCTACACGCTGAACAAAACCGAGTAAACGGAAATTTAGAGTAGAGGTAGTAGCTTCAGTACCAAAGTCTAGTGTGGCGGGAGAAGTAATGGTAGCAGAAGTACGAGCACCATTTGCGTGAGAGATATTGAGGCCAATATCAGTTACAGCAGGAGTGCCATTGGCAGCTTCAGCTTCTAGAACAATGTCTGGAGAATCAGCAACTAGAACATAGCCAGCTGTACCAACTGCAATTTGAGCAGCAGCAGGTAGGTCTAGAGTGATAGAGCCGGTAGACATTTTACCAGCAGGATCAAGCTTAGGATTAACAATAGCAACAACAACACCAACAGGAACGTCTGAAGCATCACAAAGGTCTACAGAAGCGATACCGTTAGCATCAGAAGTACCACCTAGTTTTACGATGTCGCCAACTAGGATTTCATCGGAAGCAGAAGCAACATAATAAATATTGCTCTGGCCGTTGTATGGAGAGCCGTTACCGTGCTTGACGGGGCGGAATCCACTAATTTTAGATGTATTAGCCATTTAAACCTCAATAAGAATAATTAAAAGTTAATAGCCAATCCAAGTGAAGTGCTAATTAATATTTAGTTTGCCATAGAACCCATTTGTCTCTGCGTCGCGTTTCATAGAGGATTCTAGTTCGTTGACTTGAGCAGCTTTGGCTGCTTGGTCTTCGTCATAGAACTCTTGTTTTTGTCGCATTACATAAGCCTGAATTCCATTGCCTACAGAAACTTTAATAGGACTGCCTTCTTGTGTTGGATTAGCAACGCGATTGTCTCCGACAGATACACCAGCATCTGTCACAATCTCATACCCAATCTCCTGCATAGATTGGATGCGGTCATCAATATCATTTACAATACGGTATACATATCCGTCTTCTTTTCCTCGTACTGCTAAACGATTTCGTGTCCCGTTAATTGGTGTGCGGCGGGTCCGCGCAGGTGTATGCTTACTAATAGCCATTTATTTGATCCCTTTGATTGACTTTAACTCTTTCATGTATTCATCTTTTGTCATGATACCTTGACGTACAAAAGTGTTCATTACTTTAACCTCGTCCTCTGACATGTCAAAGTCAGCGACTTTCTTTGTCCGTGCAGAACTACCTGCCCCCTCTACTGAAGAGGATTTATCTCGATTTGGATTTGAAAACTTTTCAGGGTAAGAAGACTTGATCTTTCTACTAACATAATCAAGAATCTCTTCTGGAGATTTATTTGGATTCGCTTTAGCATGTGCTAATCCAATAGCATCGGAAGCTTCACGAAGTTCCATATCTGTGTTGTACCAAGAGTTCTTTTCAGCCCAAGCTATGAAGTTCGGATGAACTTCTGGTTCATTTCGTTCTTGCTGGGCTAGAACTATTGCCTGTTGTTTTTGTGTTTCCTTAACAGAAGAAATCTGCTCATCAATCTCAATGATTTTATCTACATCACCAGATTCATAAGCCTGCTTCTTTTGCTGTTTAAGGTAATTAACAGCTCGCGTAAACTCAGCTTCTTTCACCTTTGCATGGTGATCTTGAAGCATGTGCATTGCTTTTTTGGTATTTTTCAGCTCTTTACCAATGGACTCAATCTTAGCGATTAGTTCGCCCTTTGCAAGAAAGGTTTCTGCACTAACCCACTTAGACTTATCGCCATCATATTCGCTCTCAGGGAGCCAACCCTGTTCACGGGCACGATCTTCAGTAGTAACGTCTGCTACTTCTGTAGTAGCAACTTCTTCTGTCTTAACTTCTTCAGTCATTTAATAATACCCCTACAATGTCTTCATCGTTTAATAAGATGTATTCTTGCTCATCTGTGTCTGTTACTTTTTTACCAGCATATCTAGCAAAGTAAACTCGATCACCTTTTTTAATGAGAGAGGCATCTGCTCCATAATCCTTAAAGCAGGTATCTCCAACAGCAACTACAGTGCCCCTTTCGGCAGCTGCTTGCTCTCGTTTCTCATCAATTGCTAGGATGATTCCACCCTTAGTCTTGGTTTCTACTTCATCCGGCTTTACTAGTAAGCGGTGTAAGATTGGTTTAATCACTGTAGAGTAACTCCCTCTTCGTCATCAATTTCTTCAAACTTAAATTCGAGCATCTCTCGATAAGCAAAAATAAATCCTCGATAGAAACTATCTTGAATAGGATCTTGCCCTGCTACATTAGCTAAGACTTCTTTAGCGTCCTCGATTCGTTCATCTACTGCTGAATAAAACAAACGAGTAACCGCATCTTGCTTCCAGTTTTTCCAATCTTCCTTGGTCATAGCACTCATTTCTTAGTTGGGCCTTTCTGTGGCTGTTGAGAAACTTTATATCTGTCTAGCATCATTTGCTGTTGTTGTCTAGACATATTACCCCTATGGGTTTCATCTGCTTGTCGTAAAGCCTGCTGATGGCTGGCTTGTGCTTCGCGGGCTTTTAGTGCTGTCTCAATTTCTTTGAGCTTGAGTTCCTGCAGTTTAGCCTGCATGTTCATCTGATGCTTTTCATTCTCAGCAGCTAGTTGCTGTTGCATCTTAGTCTGATTCATCTGCATATCCATCTGGGCTTTCTGCTGATCTATCTGCGCCTTCATTTGAAGAGCCTGTACTTTAGGATCAGGTTGCGGCTGCTGTGGTTGCATTAAGAATCGTTCTGGCTGTGGAATCTCTGCAGTCTCTAGAACAAACTGTGTTACTGCCATTGGATTCAAAGTACCTAGACCCATCATCTGCATTAGCATCTGCGCTTTTGCTTGTTTCTCTTGTGCAGTAACAGCAGCTGGATCAGCAGCAGGAATCAAATCATTTGGATCACCGAAATAATCTGACTGCTCAATAGGTTCATCTAGAATGGCTACCTCAGTTTCTGGGTTCAAGTACCGAGCATTTAATGTATAAAGCTTACGGAACTCTTTAGCCATACTACGGAAGATACGCTTATAAATTGCTGTAAAGACCTTCATGCCCTGCTCAACAGCCATAGCCGTTGTATTAGCTGGAGTATTCTGACCAGGCATTTTACCAGTCATGATCTCTGCAATAGAGGCCAACTCTTTACCAGACTGTACTAAATATTGTAGTAGTTGTAATAAGACTGAATTAGGTGGATTAATAGGTAATGGTAGGATCTGCTTCTTAAGGTCATCACCAGTAGCATTAACTGCTTTCCATTCACCCGGAGTGAACCTGGATTCACCCATCTTAATGCGTAGTCCCTTACCAATAAAGCCTGCTTGCAGATTACTTAGTGTACCAGCATCAATCAGTTGGTTGATAATAGTATCGACTGAGGCATTGATAGTTCCTAGTAAACGGCCAAAGCCAATATCATAGAAACCACCATCTGGGTTTGGAACAAAAGTATACTTAGTATAATACTCTGTAGCGGTGACAGTTATAATACCACCATCAGTATCCACCAAGATGTCATCAGCAGTAAAACGTGCCTTTAGACGGAGGATCTTACCAGACTCATAATCTACAGTAGCAATGTAAGGCTCAGCATAACCATCGCCATCCAGATCATAGTACATGTGCTGCTCAAGGATGGTATATGGAGTTGTTTCGTCATTATCACCGAAACTGGTATTAGTTGTTTGTTTGGATACTTGTGTAGTTAGCTCAGTACCAGAAGGATCGCCGAGAACTACATCTTTATTATAGATACCTAGAAGTTGTTTTTCCTTAATCTTCCGAGCAGGCATCAGATAAATCTGTGTTTTACGCTCGGCTTCTTCTAGTGAGTTAGCCCAGTAGTTCACTACTAGATCTCGGGGAAGAACAAGACAGGAAGTATTCCGCTGTTTTTCCGCATCCCAGTAGGTCTTCTTAAAGACAGTACCTAAGATCGGGAGGATCAGCAGAAGACGATCCATCTCCTCTTCCCATTCTTCCATTTCGTGCATTACTTGGTAGGACATATGGCGAGAAATACGACTAGCTCGCATAGCTTTCTCACCAGTTGGATCAGCACCAATAACTTTGCACTTAACTACTTTACTATCAGAAGGCACTAGACTTGGATAAGCCCGTGCAGCAAACTGCATGGCAGCAGTAGCTAGTAAAGGGTACTTAACGTTACTAGCATTAGGCCAAGGATATGTCTTCTTGTCGCTAATCTGTAGGGCTAGTTTGGTCCAAGACTCTACATCTTTTTCCCAAGGTTGGCGAGAGTCTTTATCTGCATCAAAGCCCTCCACTACTTGTTGTCCAATTTTAAGGAGGACTTCCTCGTCTACTACATCAACGAGATTATCCGCTTCAAGAATGTCTTGTATCTTCATAAGTTAGTATCCAGTAATTTCTGATTGTCCAGTAGAGCCATCTTGTTCTATTTCTTTTTGATATTCTTCTTCCTCAAGCTCAGTCAAAGTAGGAGCATCTATCATTTTCTCTAGGAGAAGACCTAGATACGCTAAGGAGTCTACTTGGTCATCATGTCTTGATCTTGGAAAAGACAGAATCTCATCTTCTAATGTAGGATACCAATCAGCTTGTTTATCAAACTTAACACCACCAGCCCGCATACGTGCACGAATTGATTGTGCTCTAGTAAGTTTGTCCGATTTATGTGGCTTCATTAGGACAATATTTAAGAATGTATTCCTCTCAACCATTTCTCGATTAAGGTAGGGGCCAATAGCTTTGGTTACTTGCATATCCTCAATACCAAAGGCAACCGGCTCATAAGTACGCTGTAAGGCGATTAGAGTTTCTACAATCTCAGCACCATCCATACGTGATCGAATCACATTACGGATATGCAAAATACCTGCCTCATCCATTCCACCAACACAGAAAACTGTGTAGTCAGCCCGTTCCTTCTCAGAAATAGCTAAGTCAGCTGAAATATAATAATTGAGAAGTTTCTTCTTATCATCAGCAAATTCTGGACCAAGATCATTCTTCTTAAAGAATGCCGTGCTTTCATCAACAGGAATGTTTAGATATTCCTGACTGTATTGTTCAGGCAGACCACGAGAAACATAGTCATCTCGTAACTCTTTTAGTCCTTCTTTAGTCCACCTATCAGGCCAGAGGATTTCAGAGAAATCTGAATTATGCGCTGCGTATTTAACAGACCACCACATACCGGTGGATCTCTCAGACCAAGTACGAAGTCCATCATGTTTAGTGAAGACCCCATTTGCCTTGGGCATCAAGTTCTCTAGTGCACTATCTTGATGAAGGATTGTTCCTACGTATCGAATAATCCCTCGTTCTGACAGAGCGGGTATCAGAGCACCATACATCCATTTACGAAACTTCTCTCGACGTTCCTTGTTCATTACTTGCTCATCTGACTCCATATCATCCAGGATAAAGATGTCAGGACGAGAACCATTCCAGAGAAGACCACGAAGCTTTTGTTCAGAACCCTTAGCCATAACACGGAAGCGATGTCCATCTTCCATCTCAACAATGATGTCTGTCTCAGTCTCTTTTACAAACTCAACAACACCCTTCTCTTTATTCTTTTTAACTTTGAAGAGATTTACAATGTCTTGATTGTCAATTAGAGCTGCCTTGATCTGACCAAGGAACATAGCTGCCTGTGCTTCAGAGTCAGAGACAATGATTGCAAACTTACGTTGACGAAACAATAAAGTTGCTAATAGATACGCAAAGGAGATAGCAGTTGATTTACCATGACCACGAGGCAAAGCCATCGCAACATACTTCTTATCAGAGCAACAAAGATCCCAGATCTCTTCATGTACCTTGGGGATTGGTTTGCTTCCATCGAAGCCCTTAACAAGACAGCTTCCAACGAAGCCCTTGATTAAGTCCTTAGTTAATTCCATTTATTATCCTATCTGCTTTACTGATAGTAAGACTGAAGGTGTTGCTGGTGCAAATGCTGTAGCTGCATATGCCTGTAAGGTAATATCAAGGCTATCAGCAGCCCAGTAAACTTGTAGATAATCACCCATATTTAACTTGAATACACCAGAACGTGAGGCAACTAAGGTAGCACCATTATTGCTAATAGACTGTACCATTGTTACACCAGCTGCATCTACACCATTAACTCTAGGCCAGAACCATACGTTCTTCGTAGAGGCACTAGTAGAGCTTAACTGCACTGAAAAGTCAAAAGCATAAATACCTGTAACAGGAATAGTAATCTTAGAATTATCTACAATAGCAATACCATCTACAATAGGCTGTGAATCAAATGTAACCAGTGTTGCTGTGTTAATTGTAGATAGTGTATGGTTTGTTGTGTTGGAGAATGTACCATACCTAGACACAGCATTTAGCCTATCTCTCACTTGTCTAAACCACTCTAGCCAAGAAAACGAATTGGCTGGATCACTATATGGAGCAGGGGAGATAGTAGACATTACTTTTTACAAGATGCAGCACGTTTCTTACGGTTTGCTTCTTTCTTTAGGTTAGCTGAACCCATAATAGCATGGATGTTGGACAAAGAATTATTCATTTGATTGTTATCTTTGTGGTCAGCATGCCGAGGATCACCTACCTTTAGACCCAGAATGCTACGAGCTGCATTGCGCTTTGCCCGTTCTTTAACACGAGCTGGTTTAGTACTGTGCTCCCAAGCTAACTCTTTCTTATAATCACGCTTCCCGTTCTTCATAAATGGCATCTTGTGTCTCCAAATGACTTACTGCTTCTGCATCAAGTATATTAACTTCCGGTGCAGGAGGTTTATTTCCGTTAGCAAACTGAGCAAATGCTTGTGCAAGCTGTACAAGATGATCTGCCGTTACCTGCTGTGCCGGTTCTCTCTCCGCCCTGACGTTGACCTTACGCAGTAATTGTCGCTTATCAATAAGATCATTCGTAACCTTCTGTACATCACGTAGCTTGGCAGGAATACGAATCTGTTTACCTGTTCGGGGGTCATACATAACATCCCCATTCTCTACTCGATCCATAACAGCATCGAGAGATTTATTCATAATCTTCTCTAGCTTGGCATCAAGCTTAAGATTATCTTCGTATTGAAGATCATCCAGATATTGTTTCCACCAATCAGTACGCTTCCACGAACGTAAGGTCTGTACAGGAACATTTACAATAGCAGAAGTAAGCTCTAAAGTACCTGCACCTAGGTAAGTAGTTACGGCTTCTAACTTCTTTTTATCATCCCACCAGCCAGGTTGATTAGGCTTGGTCTTCTTCTTACGGATGTATACCAACCCTTCCATCTTCTTGGGTGCCCACTCGCCACCAGCATTCTTCAATGACATTCTATTCTTCTCCGTTCACTTAAACGTTCTACATACACTGAGATGAGTTTTAGCCCTCACGTCCATGCACACTAGTGAAGGGTAGTGCCCTATTCCCAAATGCTACAAGGCATTCCAAGGGACGCATGTAATGCTTACTTTTTTCAGCATATGCATATATTATATCATAAAAAAAAGCAAAAGTCAAGTTTTACAAGAAATAAAGTTGTATAAAGACTAAAATTATGTAAAAAACCTTCTTTTAGTAGATTCTTCTTGACAAGATTATAAAAGTATGATACCCTCTATATAGTATTACTATAATAATATAATATAATATATAATATAATATATACTATAATATAGGGTTTATATATTCTAAACTATCTAGTGTATATAGTATATAGTAGTATTATAGTATATAGTAGTACTATAGTATTATAGTTCTATACGTAAAGTATCCGAGCAGGCTCCGCCTGCGAGGGGTGGGCAACAATCTTTTATACCCACCCCGAAGCAAATAGCAATAGGCTCCGCAAGTAAAGGGACCCCTACCTTGTTTTTAGAAAATATATAGCAGCGACTGATGTTGATACTCGCAATATATCGAATGGACGCGTTTCCCCCCTACCCACCCTCTCCAATTAACTACGGTTCGTGGTGCGACATATCAACCCTCTTCGCGTAATGCACAGCCACCCCTTATCAACCCTCTTCGCGTAATGCACAGCCACCCCTTATCAACC